TCTTCATCTTCATCTTCGTCTTCATCCCCCGATTCCTCACTACACGAGTCATCTGTTACAGCGATGGAATCTATTTCCGTGTCATAGTCGTCTGTACAATAATCATCTTCGACTATGTTTTCAGTTGGCACAAATAAAATTGGTTTTTTTACATTTCTACCAGATCTTGTTGTACCCATTTTACTATAATTAAAGACCTTTGTTTTAAGTATTGTTTTATAGTAAAATGTGTTTCTAATTAGGAAATATGATTTTTGATATAGTTGATGTTAATCTGTATTTTCTTGGTGCATTTTTTTTACATTTTAAACACTTTTGGTATATTTCACCTTTATTCACCTGATATAACATATGCGAATCTTCGTGAATACCTTTAATCGTATCACAATAATTTGAAGTTGTTACGATTGTGTATATATTCCCCTTCTTTGATAAATCAACAATCTTAACATCTTTAGAATCTGACATAAATTTATTAATATAATTCTCCAATTGACTCTTAGCAAGTGAAAAATCTATAGATACTTTTTTAACACTTTTTTTAATTATTGGGCATTTTTTTATATCTTCTAGATTTGGATATAATTTAGATACAATTGGAAGTGGAAGTTCATGTTTACGACCATAAAAGTCCTTACAAAAACCATCATGCCTACCATGTAATGTTTCACATCGACAAAAACATTTCTGTGCTATGACTTTTCCACTTATATAAAACCATATATGATTTGAGTTATGTGAACGTTTAATATTTTCACAGTATTTAGAGGTTGTCGAAATTAAATAAGAATCCGTATGCTTGAATATCTTTGTAATAAATGAATCTTTCTGACCTTCTACATTTTTTCTAATAAAACCCTGAATGTCACTCCTAATCGATTCATCATATAATTCATCTTTTGTCTGTTCATTGCTGAATGAACCTTCTTTTTGATTAAATGAGGGAGATGTAATGGTTATATATTCAGTAGCATCAGTTCTAATAGATGACATCTTCAAAAAATTTACATTTGGTGTTTGTTCGATGTTAATAAGAGCACTCAGTGGACCATGTGTATACATAAACAATGGAAGATAAGCAACTTGGTCAATTTTTTTACCACCACATTCGGGGCACCCAAGGCCCTTACATGCATCATGCTTTTCCTTCTTATACGACCATGGCATTCTAAGACCACTCCCCTGTGTTTTCCTCGCGTTACATCCATAAACCGAAGAGTCTATTACATTATTCCAATCGACATTTGATTTACTATATGTCAAAGCAATCAAAATATGTTCACGAAGTGCGAGAGCTGAAGTTTGATTCACTACAAACCCTGACCAGTTTAAATGTACACCGGTTTTTATCAAACCCCCACTATTTTTCGGAGGTGCTACAGAAATTAAACAATCTTTACCCCCGTGTCGTTTGACCTTATCACAAATAATTTTGCATATACTTTTAATTTCATCAAGTGTAAGGGCTCTCTCATGTTTATAATCTATGTCAACGAAGAAATTATATGTTGGAGTCTTCTGTTCAACGACAAATAATTTCTCCCCACATTTGACAGCTTCTATATACTTCTCATAAAAGTCGTTCAATTTATCGAAAGGCACGGAAAGGACCCCACCGTCCAAGAGCACATGCGATAGATTGGTTCTATTATTAAAATTTTGAGTTGAACACCAACTCTTGAACATACCTTATACAGTATCATCTTCTCTAAACCTTTTCATACAAGAAACATCTGTATATTGTTTAGTCTCTGATAATTCTTTTTTTATAACTAATAATTCATACACTGTCATTTTTGTATTTTCTACAACCCATTCGTTTATTTCTTCTTCACACAATCCCCGATTCTTTCCAAGAAGTTCAGATATTTGCATTAAAATATACGCCTTTGACTTCATTCTATTTAATAGAAAATGTTTTTCTATTGAGAGAAGTCACACATGCGTAGAATTCTGGATTCTTCACTACATTTTCAATTATCAAATTCCATCGTTTTCTAGTATTAAATTCAGGTAAAGTATCAAAACTCATAAAATCATTTTCATCAAATGTTTTTTTATAAGGTTTTTTTTGTATTTTTTTTAGTATCGTTCGTTCCTTTTCTTCGTTAAATTTATGTATAAGGGCATTCTGTTCACTTTTCGAATAATCAACAAAAAAAACGTAAACATTATATTCTAGATCTATTGTTGGACTTTCTTTGGACATAAATTTAAAATGGGTATACTCACCATTTTTCAATACGACTGTACCACGGGTTTCTTCTTCCAATTCTCTAAGGGCACATCTTAATGGGTTATATATCTCTCTTCGTCTACATCCACCTGTTACAAAAATCCAATCCTTGAATCTTTTATCCCTAACCGTTAAGAATTTAGGGTTTCCATCAATAAAGCTTACTGGTATAGCGATCGCCTTGTATTTTATCATCGCGTATTCGCAAGTTATAATAGAGTGACATGATTATTTCTCCTCCTTTTCTTCAGTCTCAACTTCTTCAATTTCTTCGCGTTTAGTTGGAGTAGGTTCAGGGGTTGTTGTTGTCACCTGGTGAATTAAGTGCGCTGAAAACTCTTTCAGCTTCTCGACATCGTTTTTAGCTTTATTCATTTCCTTGAATAGAAATAGAACACCCACAATACAAACAATTGTGGCAATCATTAGAATATTCTCACGCTCCATGGCAATCATATAGTAGTAATTATCTTGTTTTTTTTAAGCTATATCTTCCATCATAGTTTTACCTGATGTTGGACACTCATATGGAGATTCCCCAAATTGGATCGCCTGATAATGAGTGCTTTCACATGATTTTTGTATTGTTGGTGTATTCCGAACAATCATATTTTCAAGTGTCCTGGATTTAGGATCATATGTCAATACAAAAACGATGGCGAGGAGGAAGACAATCTTCCAAAGCATAGTTATTAATTAGTTAGAATATAAAAGTCCACCCATCCCATTTTCAATGCGGAGAACGTTATAGTTGACGGCATAAATGTCATCGTCGTTATTTTTCTTATCGGATATGATACGAGCGGAATCGAGACGAGAGAAATTCAAACTACCTGTTGGCTGAAGCTTACCTGTATCAAGGCAAAAGGGGTAAACGAAAAGACGTTGATTGTTGGTGTTGTCAGCGAAGGAAGAATGATAGTACGTGGACACAGTCGTGAAGTTGGGGTGAACAAATTTGAAATCAGCAACGTCTGTACCGTTTATTTGCAATTTAACCTTATTCTCTTCGTGAGCGATAGGTAAGTTACTACCACGACGACCAGTTACTAAATACTTAACGGGGTGGTTGAGATTAAGCTCTTGGGATTTCACAGAAGATTTGGGAGCTTTTTGAACCTGCGTGATTAACATGTTTTGGGGTTTAGAAGCAAACACTTCTCTTTCATCGGTATCGAGAAACACGTAGTTAGCGTAGACTTCCCATTTACTGGCAGCCGCTTGAGCGCCCCATGTGATGCGGAGCTCCACATCATGATATTGGAGACTAATAAGGGGTAAGGCAGATTGCCAGTTCTCACAGAAAAAGAAACGGAGAGGGTAGAAACCACTACCGGTAGTCATACCGTCGTGATATATACCAGCTGACTTAGACTTCCCGTACGTAGTGCTGAGTATTTTAGGAGCAATAGTTTGAGTGAAAAGTGAATCCTGTTCATCGATTACCTGACCACCAATAAGGAGTTCAACCTTATCGATAACAGTGGTCCAGTTGAGAATGCTCGTGTTGGATTTAGGGGTGGCACCAGAATCAATTGGATTCAAGTAAATGTAATTAAGAAGGTCACCCTTTCTTTCTAAACGAACGGTCGACATACCCTCATTAGATACGTTACCCTGAAGGACTTGACGCTCGACAGTTTGAGAAAAGTTTGTATGGCGCTTGTAAGTAGAACGGAAAAAACTGACTTCGGGTTGACCGACTAGGTGCACATCCTGAGCACCGACGGCGACGAGTTGGGCGATACCACCAGACATTTTATATTATATAGAGAGTTTATTTTTAACCACATTTATTTGTGTACTGGGAGTGGATCGAGTACAAAAATGAATTTATTATCACTGGGGTTTAATTGGCCACGTTACAATAGGAGCAAGTGTAGTTAAATCTAAATTAAACGTTTCTGGTGGGTGAGTAATTGTCATATCTCTTAGTTGTTGGCGGTAGTCTAACCATGCTTGCTTCGATTCTTCCGACTTATGAGGATAATCACTAATAAACATAAAGTCGGTTACATATAACTCAATATCTCTATATTCGCGTATTTTAATTGTTTTATACATTGGTTCTTTCTCAATTATATCACTAACAAGGTAATTCCAGTCGTCTTCAGATGGTTTTTCTGGGTGCCCACTAGTAATTGTTAAAGTAGCATATGTGCATAGATGATAAAATTCACTTTCTGTGTCAATAAGAATACTGGGAAGTCTTCGGGTTATCTCGTCTTCTAAAGTAATATATCCCATATACTTGTATAATACATAATTATAATTTCATTATGAAGAACACTCTACGATTCGGATATTGTATAGCTTTATTCAAGCTCGTCGTACCACTACCTAAAGTCGAGGCTTGGCAATTGTGTTGATGACCTACACTCCCAACAGTTCCATGCTGATGTCCTCCAGCACCCTGAGTTTGGTGCTGATGGTTCTCCGCAGTTTTCGCTGTGTGTTGATGACCGGATTGGGATAGCGTATGACCGTGAGGTGATTGACCATTCGTTGTGTGTTGGTGATTTACAGTATTTACAGGTCTTACTGCGTTTACATTACCATCGGATCCGTTATTCATGGCATGCCACGATCCACCTGCTTGATTGTAAAGGTTACCGGCGTATCTAGTGTCAGTGATAGCTAGTCGATGTTCATGCGCCCCGCTATTATTCACTGCGCCATGTTGGTGATTACCTACATATGAAGAATTGTGCTGGTGTTGAAATCCATTATCAACCTGGGTCGGGTGGGTGTGGGGAGCATTCCCTTCAAATTTATGTCTATGGGCATAACCAGATGCTGTGCCATGTGCGTGTCCCCCAGCTGGACTGACAGTGGAGGCATGAGTATGTGTTGGTATATTGGCTGGGCCGTACGGCATATTATTCGCATTCCGCGCCTGACCAACGTTATATGTAGATCCTGAACCTAAAATATATTTTTCTGTTAAATTTGGAGTTCCATTAGTTCCATCGCATAACGCCCACCCTGTAGGTATACTAGCAAATGACCCATGCCAAATAGCTATCATACCACGTGGAACAAATGCGTTACTCCCGATATCATCACCCCCAAATTCGTCACATATCAATTCACCAAAAAGTGTATCACCATGTACATCTAACCCAAAGGTACTAGCTGGATCATTTGTTCCGATACCAACATTGCCATCTATGACTGTTATGATAGTTGATACCATTAAAAATACACTATATTTTTATATTTTAATCACATACGCGAGAACGTAATATGAAATTAACTTCGAAACTGCGTTCACACTCGGGGACATACCATCACCCACTCCCACCTGGAACCCCTGATGGTTATGCGCCGTGGAACCCGATTGAAGATCATGGGCATGACTTGCATTATTTACATTGTTCACACCATGGTTGTGCTGGTGGTCCGCAGTGATACCATGTTCGTGGGCGCCCCCAGACCCGGTCGCGCCATGGTTGTGGGCCCCAGTTTGACTTATATTATGTTGGTGACCCCCAGAATTATCAACCCTGGGTTCCCTTGAGCTATTACTCGCCCTAACATTACCGGTTTTTGTATTTGATCCAGCTGTTGAGTTGTAATTGTAATTAATACCACCAGAAACGTAGCCTGTTCGACCGCTACGAGCATCAACTAGATCACAACGATGAGAGTGATAACCGGCATTATTCATGCCGTGACCATGATTATGTGCTGGTGTGCTGTGTTGATGTGGTGAATTAGTAGTGCTGTGTTGATGAGTATGATTAGTATTTACTTTATCATTGATACCATGTGTATGGACGCTACCGGAATAATCGGGAATACTGTGCTGATGAGTATCACTCGCATTATAATCGGTCACAGTGTGAGTGTGGCTGGTAATATTTGCACTTGTTAGCACATGATTGTGTTGTGAATCTGCGGTAACTGGGCTACTGGCATTCCCCCCCCGTACAAATAAATCTCTTAGATCCGGTGAGGTTATATTACCATTACCATCCGTTCGAGTATAAGCAGTACCATTACACAATTTCCAGTGATTTGGAATAGCCGTTGTTGCACCGCTCCATATCATTATTGCACCAATTGGTATATGTGGATTTGTCATAGTACCAACGGTTAGAGAAGATGCTTTGATTTTTTTAGTTGTGACTTTTCCGTCTACACGTAATGTTTTTCCCTGAACATCTTTCGTACCAATCGCAACACTTCCACCGAAACTTCTTACGTTAGTCACTGCTGACATATCTATACTTAATTGATAATAAAAAAATGTACAATTTACGAAGCTGGACCTTTCATTATGAAACATATACGTCTATGTTTTGGTACAGTTGGAAAGCTATTCCCTGCTGGGGTATTACTCTGTAGCCCTACACTATGTTGATGTGCACCTTGGGATTGACATGTATGTTCATGTTGTGAACCAGCGTTTGATGAAGAGTTTATCAGTAGAGGGCTTTGACATGAATGTTGATGTCCCCCAGACCCACCTAAAGTGTGTTTATGGGTATTATTTGACACAGAAAAATTATGTTGATGTGGATGATTACTATTAGTATTATGATTATGGTTATTAGCAGCATTTGTATTTCGATTATCATCATCGTGCGAAGTGACACCCCCATGGGCCGCCCATGATGCCCATATAGACTCAACCGCGTACCCACCTGAATAGGCGGCGTACCGCGTATCATTAATGTTCTGATCGTGATTATGACCCTTCGCGTCCAAATTGTGTACATGATTCGCCGCGTTCGCGCCGTGTTCATGATTAACCAAGTTCATGGTATGTTGATGTGGTGTGTTACTGGACGTGGTATGGTTATGATCTCCCTGACTCGTTGTGGCATGTTGATGATTCTCGGTCGATTTGGCATTTACATTGTGATTGTGATCTGGAAAATCGGTACCGATGGCACCAAAGGTTAAATTTTCGGTACTTTGTGTAGCTCCGACTGCCTGTGTAGATGAAGTTCCTCGAGGGAAAAATCCGTTTAAATCCGGTGTACCGTTACTTCCATTACATAAAAGCCACCCTGTAGGTATATTATTTTTGTCATACCACATGATGATTAAACCTGCGGGTACATCAGGGTTGCTGACACCAGCTACAGTTAACGAAGTGACGGTTAAAGCTCCTACATTTGATAAGGTCTTGTTTACGTTTAATATACTATCACCGACATTATCAGTTCCTATACCAACATTTCCTCCAAATGATTGAATGATTGTTGTAGACATGTGTCTTGCTAATAATTAATTATATTTAAATGTGAAATACTTCAACACATTTAAATATAAAATTAGATTTAAATTGATTTGGGCCTGTTTAATATGAATATTCTTCTCTACTTGATCCTATTGCTATATTTGAACATCCACTAATAGCTGCTGAACTGATATATTCTACAAAGATGTTATACATACCCTCTACATTAAATGTTTTTGTCGGTCTAAATTTAACTGTTCTAACATCTGATGTTATAGTAGTGGCATCCCACGGATTATCGTTCGTATGACCAAAAATATTAATTGGTCCTTCGATTATAGATAAACCTACACCACCAGTTCTATGACCACCACCTACGTCTATTGTCATTGTACTCATTTCCTGATGTGATTCGACTACATGAGCTGTGATTTTAGCTGAAAATATTTCGGGGGCGAATCCAATTGAAATCTCAGCATTCGCGGCTGTAGTTCCATTTGCAATAGTTCCTGTTCTACTATAGGTCTTTCGACTGACAGCATCGGAGTTTATTATGGTACCTCCATGAACCTCCAACTTCGTACCAGGACTTGTCGTCCCGATCCCAGTGTTCCCGTTCGTGTTTACAACGAAGTTATACGAAGCAATCACACCCTCTCCGCCGTTAGCGCCACCGTAGCCAGCACATAATTTATTAGCCCCGACGGAAGTAAGTTCTTGTCCCACCCATAATCTAGACGCATGTCCCGATGAACGCACAGCGAACATACTATCCA